CCACCCGTTCGGGTAAACGAACGGAAGATTACCTCCGGAAGCTCGGCAAAGGCGATATTTACAAGTCGCTGGATGCCCAGGCTCAGAAGGGCGTGACAGCTCTGGCTTCGGCGGTTCCGAAGGACTCCGGATTGGCGGCTGACTCCTGGAGCTACGAGATCGAACGCTCCGGGAGGTCAGTCACCATCAAGTGGCTCAACACTGACATCGAGAACGGTTTTCCGGTCGCCATCATGCTCCAGTATGGACATGGAACGGGGACCGGTGGCTATGTGCAGGGCATGGACTACATCAATCCCGCCATGCGCCCGATATTTGACAGCATCGCAGATCAGGTATGGAAGGCGGTGACCTCCGCATGACCACCGTGGATGAGCGCATCGTCCAGATGAAGTTCGAGAATGCCGCTTTTCAGCAGGGCGTTCAGCAGACCATATCTTCGTTGGAGAGGCTCAACAAGAGTCTGCAACTCCAGGGCTCTACGAAGGGTCTCCAGGGGGTCTCCGTCATAGCCCAGCAGTTCGATCAGCATATTACTCGAACTCGGAACTCCCTCGGTCAGTTCACCACCGGCATTCAGCAATCTTCTACCGTAGCGCAGAGCTTCGGCCAGAAAATGGAGACCTCTCAGGGAATCCTCGGTCGTTTCGCCACCGGTTTTTCCTCGGTGGTATCTCACGTAACTACTTTCGGACAGAAGGTCGAAGCTGGGCGGAACTCTCTCGGACAGTTCACCAGTGGACTGACTTCAACGGGAGGCGCCGCCGACAGGGCCAGTTCGTCCCTCAAGAACATCGAGAACAACGTCTCATCTCTGGCTGGGAAGTTCTCAGCTCTCAGTACCATGGCTACAGGTGCTCTGCTGAGTATCGGAGCGAGGGCATCTCAGGCCGGTCTCCAGTTGGCGAACTCTTTCACGTTCGCGCCCATCCTTTCAGGCTTCCACGAGTACGAGACGAATCTCAACTCGATCCAGACCATCCTGGCGAACACGGCGGCTGCGGGTACGAATCTCAAGGACGTCAATGGCGCCCTTAACGAGCTCAACCACTACGCCGACCAGACGATCTACAACTTCTCCGAGATGGCGAAGAACATCGGCACCTTCACGGCCGCCGGTGTCGGGCTCAAGGAATCAACTGCGGCGATCAAGGGTATCGCCAACCTGGCGGCCCTGTCCGGCTCCAACTCGGAGCAGGCTTCGGGCGCCATGTATCAGCTCTCGCAGGCGATATCCGCAGGCCGGGTGTCCCTGGAGGACTGGAACTCTGTCGTCAACGCCGGTATGGGCGGCACCGTATTCCAGCGTGCTCTGGCTATGAATGCCGAGAAGATGGGCACGCTGAAGGACGGAGCCGTAAAGCTCAAGGGCGAGATGAAGAACGTCACCATCAGTGGCAAGTCGTTCCGTGAGTCCATCACGGCGAAGCCCGGCGAGGAATCGTGGTTGACGTCCAAGGTCCTGACACGGACTCTGTCTCAGTTCACTGGTGACCTGTCCAACGCTCAGCTCAAGGCTCAAGGTTTCAACAAGGAACAGATCGCGGCCATCCAGAAGCAGGCCAAGATGGCCAAGGAAGCCGCTACCCAGGTCAAGACCTTCAGCCAGTTGATGGACACGACCAAGGAATCAATCGGTTCCGGCTGGACGACGACATGGCAGCTCATATTCGGTGACTTCACCGAAGCCAAGGGCTTGTTCACCGGGGTCAGCAAGTCCATCGGTAAGATCGTCGGTGACTCTTCCGATGCCCGAAACAAGATGTTGAAGGAATGGAAGAAGTTCGGCGGTCGAGATGCTCTGATCGAGGGTCTGGGCAACGCGTTCAAGGCTCTCGGGTCGGTCATCAAGCCGATCAAGGACGCCTTCCGGGAGATATTCCCGGCCACCACCGGTAAGCAGCTAGCGTCCATGACGAAGTCCTTCGCGGACTTCATGGGGAAGCTGAAGCTGGGCAGTGAGACTGCGGCAAATCTCAAGCGTACTTTCGCTGGGGTGTTCGCTATCTTCGGCATCGGCTGGGAAATCATCAAGCAGGTCGCCAAGACCATATTCGGCCTCTTCGGTGAGGTCGGTAAGGGTAGTGGCGGTTTCCTCAAGGCCACCGCGAGCGTCGGCGACTTCTTCGTCGCCCTGCACAAGGCAGTCAAGGAAGGTGACGGACTCAAGAAGTTCTTTGAGGGTCTCGGTAAGATTCTTGCCATCCCGATCAAGTTGGTTCAGAAGCTCGGCGGATATTTGGCCGATCTGTTCAAGGGTGGCAGTGGTAATGATGCCGCCAAGAAGGTAACCGACCTCGCGTCCAAGCTCAGTCCCATGGGTAAACTCGGCGACATGGCCGCGAAGGCTTGGGATCGCTTCAGTCAGGTAATGGACCGAGTCTGGGAGGGAATTAAGAAGGTCGGGTCGAAGATCGGTGATGCTCTCAGCACCATGTTCGGTGGCATGAACATCAACTTCGGCGATATTCTCAAGGGCGTCAACACTGGTCTGCTCGCAGGCCTGTTCCTGGTGATCAAGAACTTCCTGAGTGGTCTCGGTGACAACGGTCCTCTCGGGTTCCTCGAAGGTCTTCGGGACGCTCTCGACGGCGTGACCGGCGTACTCAAGGGTATGCAGAATGCGCTGAAGGCTGCGGTACTGCTTCAGATCGCTATAGCGATCGGTATCCTGGCAGTGTCGATGAACATCCTGTCCAAGATCGACGCCAACGGTCTCAAGCGAGCAAGCGCCGCCATGTCGGTCATGTTCGCTCAGTTGCTCGGTTCTCTGGCCATATTCCAGAAGTTCATCGGGTCTGCCGGTTTCGCCAAGATGCCGTTCGTGATGGGGTCTCTGATCCTTCTCGCTGCGGCGGTCCTTATTCTCGCCAGCGCAGTCAAGAAGCTGTCGGGACTGGACTGGAACGAGTTGGCGAAGGGCCTTACCGGCCTGGCTATCGTCCTCGGTCTGGTCGTCGGATCGCTCAAGCTGATGCCGCCTACCAGCGGGATGATTTCCACGGGTCTCGGTATGATCGCACTTGCTGCGGCTATCAAGATCCTCGCCAGTGCGGTGAAGGATCTGTCCGGACTCGGATGGAACGAACTCGCCAAAGGACTCGTCGGAGTAGGTGTGGTCCTCGGAGCACTCACACTCTTCACGATGTTCTCCAAGGCCGACAAGGGTGGACTGGCTCAGGGGGCTGGAATCCTATTGCTGGCGGCAGGGATCAAGATCCTCGCCAGCGCCGTCAAGGACATGTCGAAGATGTCCTGGAACGAGATTGCCAAGGGACTCGTAACACTTGCGGGTGCGCTTGGCATCATCACCGGGGCGTTGATGCTCATCCCGCCGACAGCTCCACTTGCTGCGGCTGGCGTCCTGGGTGTTGCCATATCCCTGGGTATGGTTGCAGATGCCTTGGCCGACCTGGCAAAGATGAGCTGGGCCGAGATCGGTTCAAGCCTCACGGTCATGCTGGGGGCTCTCGCCATCATCGCTGCTGCGTTGGTCATCATCCCGCCGACGGCGCCTCTCGGAGCGGCTGCAATCCTCCTGGTTGCTCTGTCTCTCAAGATGATCGGTCAAACTCTTTCGGACTTTGCCGCATTTTCCTGGGAAGAGATCGCCAAGGCTGTAGTTCTTCTTGGCGCTACTCTGGGTATCATCGCCGGAGCTATGTTGCTCATGGTCACTGCGCTTCCTGGTGCAGCGGCTACGCTGATCATTTCGGCGGCGCTTCTGATCCTCGCTCCAGTCCTGGAACGATTCGGTCAGATGTCGTGGGAGGAGATCGGCAAGGGTCTTCTGATGCTCGCCGGTGTCTTCGTCATATTCGCTGCTGCGGGGCTTCTCCTTGCTCCAGTGATTCCGTTGATGATCGGTCTCGCTGCTGCGATCACTCTTCTGGGTGTAGGAATGCTGGCGGCAGGTGCGGGCATATTCCTCTTCGGTCTCGGTCTCACCGCTATCGCGGCTGCTGGTGCGGCTGCTGCCGTCATCATGGTCAAGTTCGTAAAGGACATGATCGGGCTTATTCCGTTGGTCCTGGAGCAGATCGGTAAGGGGATCATCGCCTTTGCCGGGGTAATTGCAACCTCCGGGCCAGCAATTACCAGGGCCATGGTAACGGTCCTGAGTTCATTGCTCGACGCGATGGGCAAGCTGATCCCGAAGATCGTGGCCACGCTTCTGAAGATGCTCTTGCAGATGCTCCAGGCCATGGCCAAGTATGTCCCGAAGATGGTGGACGCAGGTCTGCGTCTGCTTACGGGCATCCTCAGGGGTATCGCGGACAACATCGGAAAGGTCGCGACCCAAGCAACGCGTGTTGTGACGGAGTTCCTGAAGGCCATCGGGCAGAACATTCCGAAGGTGGTCGACGCTGGCTTCAAGATGGTCATCGAGACCATTCGCGGTGTCAGGAAGGCAGTCGATGCCAACTCGGAAACCTTGGGCCGTGAAGGTGGCAAGCTGGCTGTAGCCATCATCAGGGGTATGGTCAAGGGCATCAATGCTGGTATGGGGCAGATCTCGTCTGCGGCCGGACGAGTCGCCAGTGCGGCTCTGAACAAGGCCAAGTCTGTTCTCGGAATTCACTCTCCTTCCAAGGAGTTCGAGAAGGTCGGTAAGTACGTCAACGACGGCTTCAAGAAGGGATTGGACGGGAACAAGAGTGAAGTCTACAAGGCATTCGATGATCTGAAGAAGATGCTTCTGGACCTCTCCAAGAGTTCCAAAGCGTCCTCGGCGGAGCGCAAGAAGGCCGCGTCGGCTTACACCACCCTGACCAAGCAGCTCAACGACGAGAAGAGTGCGATCGGCAAACTCGCCGACAAGTACGACGTCCTCACCGACAAGATCAAGACGGCACAGGACGCGTACGACGCGGCAGTCAAAACGAGAGACGATTACAAAACCTCCATCTCCGATCAGTACGGTGATGTGGCTAGTGCCGGGGCAGACACGACTGTTGCTCAGTTCAAGGAGAATCTCAAGAAGCAGATCGAGGACACCAAGCAGTTCGCGAACACGCTTCAGCGTCTGAGGGCCCTCGGGCTCAACGACGAGATGTACAAGGATCTCCTCACAACTGGTACCAGCGCTCTTCCGTTCGCAGATGAACTTCTCGCGGGCGGCAAGGCTGGTGTCGATGAAGTCAACCAGTTGGGCAAGGAC